TTGGCAGGAATGCCGGAGCCGGCCGGAGTGGATGACCCGCCATAGCGGGACGAGAGAATAGGATTTAAGCCGGCGGCTTTGAGGTCAGCGACTTCGCGCTGGTGTGCAGTCGAAGACATCTGACCCTGAAAGGTCATCTGCCTCGCTGAGATGGCTTTGTTGGCCTGGTTGGCGAGAATGCCGCCCCCCAGACCGATTAGCGGGCCGAGGCCGGTAACGGCCCCGGCGATGCCGCCTAAGACGGAGAGTAGACCCATGTTTTTCCCCTTTCTGAGATTTTAGGCTCTGCCTTTACAGTAATCGAGGGCGGGATTTTTGCTTAGAAATGATCAATAAGCCCAGGCACGGAGTAGACCGGCATTGGCCGTGCGCATTTGAGAACCATGTGACTATCCAGAATCACATGGGGTGAAGACGGAACCGCGATCACGCGGTCAACGGGCGGGTTTTCCTCGATGAAGTCGGAGTTAAGAGCGGGAAGGGTCGTGAAGTCCTGGCTAAGATGCCAGGTGTCCAGGGATTGAGCGAAATTCGATCGGAATTCGCCAGTGATCAGGGAAGGCTTGTAGCGGTATTCCGCAAAGCGTTCCTGGTAGCCGAAGGCATTGTCGTTGATAGGGTCGCCGTTGGCGTCGACGTTAGCTGGATCCTGGGCCCAAATTTCTTTGTTGAGAACGGCTTGTTCGCCGATATGGGCAAGGGCAGGCCAGTAGAAGTCCCAGCGAGTTTGACGGCTGAACATACGGTTCAGACCTTGTTGATACGTCAAGTCGGCCCGGATAGATGCCAGGCCGATGATCACACAGTGTTCAACGAAGGATTTTTTGAAGCCATGACCACGCATGGCAGCAGTACCAAAGGCCGCCAGGTTGCCTTGTGGAGACGTTCCATCGGTCGAAGAGGTCTGAGGGACCGGCTGGACGTTAATAGGGCTAGACGAGCCGCCCAGGTATTCAGGGCGTTGAAGTCGAGCATCGGGTGAAGTGACACCGAAGTGAGATTTGAGAAGCTCGATGTAGCGAGTGCCGCCCCGGGCGTCACGTTCGTAGAGTTTTTGAATTTGAAACGCCTGGCGGAGCTGGTTGATAGTCGCAGCCGTCGCAGCAGTAAGATCAGCCCGGATATTTGGATAGTTTGGATTGTCCGGGTCCTCTTCCATTAAGAAGTTTTTCTGCGCATTGGTCCAGGCGTCGGTAGTCCGAGCGGAGGTGCCGTCGGTTTCCCGAATTGATTGAGAGACAGAGGCGTTGTTGGTGTTGTTAGTTCCGAATCCGGTGATAGGAGCGGACGTCCCGAGGGGCAGGTCCACGGCAGGTCCTTTCTGGGGCCAGGGTAATGCAGAAGTGAAGTAGTCGTGCCTCTTCCCCCGGCGCAGAATCGGGTAGTCAGCAGGATCGTCGGGGCCATCGTCCTTGTCGACAGCGACGCTGTCTTGAAGGTTTTGGTCACGGAACCATTCGTTCCATATGAGATTGTAAGCCCGATGCCAGAGAGAGTTGTGAGCCAGGTCGGGTATTTCCGTGGGTATGCCCATATAATCGCTGAGTGTCCCAGCGGCATACCCTGTGGCGGCAGGTGCGGCCATTTGGGGGACGAGGTAATCCGTAGAGTCTCCTGGGTTGTCTTGCGCTCCGTTAAAGCGCTCCCAGTTGTCCCAGATAAGTCGATTCGGAACCGCAAAGAAGTGGGTGTCAATAAAGAGATTGTCCATAAAGGGATGAAGCGGCGTTGCCAGGCGGGCGAAAGCATGAAGTTTAGCATTGAAGGTGTCCCCAGGCAGAGCTTCGTCAACGTAAATCGGGATTAATTCCCCGGCGTTGAAGGTGGTTTTATGACCGCAAGAGCGGTCGAAGGAAGATCGCGGGATATCAGCGCGTGGAACCTGGCTGAAGTTGTGGGCCATGACAGATTTCATGATGCGATCTCCTCAAGTGATTGTGGGTTGATGCGCGGATCGAGGTCCGCAGCGATAGAGAGACCGGCCAGGACGATGCGAGGCGTTTCAAGCCCAACGGTAAGGCCATTGTCGTCGTCGAAGGAGCCGGTTTCATAGAGGGCGAAGTCTTTCCTGAAGGGGAAGCTATCGCCGAGCGAAGCGATGAACATTCGCTGAGCGTGTCCATCGTTTTGAGCAAAGTACGGGGGGAGGAAATATTGAGCAGCTTCGTCCCGAACTGTATAAATTTTCATTGCATATTTTCCCTTTGTTGAAGCCGTTTCTCGGCAATAATTTGACCAGAATAAAGGCGGCGTGAGTGGTGAGCATCAGGATCGATGTTCACCGGGTCGTATTTGAGGAAGGCGGATTGGCGGCGTTTACGCCTAACGGTCCACCAGAGTTGCGGATCGGTAACTTCCATGTGGGTGTCGTAAAAGCGAGGAGGTTTCATGGCCTTGGCCCGCAAGACGACTTCGTCTTTTTCGTAGGCGTCTTTTCCGTATTTTTTGAGCCAGTCCAGGCCGATGCCTGGTCGGCGTGAGGGAGCCCAGAATTCTGGCACCCGTTCGAAGATTTCGCCCGTGTCGGGATCGACAGAGGCGTAGTGTTCCCAGGCATTTTCGCCTGTGATCTTTTTTGTGCAGTAGCGCGCGCAATAAGCCGCTGATTCGAATGTAAGCTCTCCAAATGTCGCATGCCCCATGCCCCAGATTTTCGAGAGCTTTTTGGAGGTGTACATGCGGTTTTCACCGCGAGTTGAGAAGAGTTCGGGATCGTCAGGACGGTATCCGAATAGAAGAGCGTGATAGTGTGGCCTTTGCGTTTCATCGCCATATTCTCCGCAGAGCGCGTAGCGGTATTTTCCAACCGCTTTTCGCAAGCGCTTAAGGAATTTTTGATAGTCAGGTTTGTGCAAGGTGGCCCCGTAGGGGATATGGTCGTCGTCATAGGTCAAGGTGACGAAGCAATTGTCCTGGTTCATTTGGCCTTCGTGGACGCACCGAACGGCCCATTGTCGTGAACGTTCCAATCTGCATCCTATACATTGGCCACAGGAGATAGTGAGAGGCTGGTCGCCGTACCCGTCTTTGATGTTGAACACGATCCCAGAATGCGGAGGGGCCGCCCGGTATCCTTGAAGTGGGCAGTAACACGGCACCGCTACAGGCGGATGCCGCCGCGCATCGGAGCGCCGGAAAAGTTCTTGCGTTTCACGCGGGCCCCGGACTTGAAGTTGCGACGGGATTTTTTCTTAGAGATTTTGTGACGCTTGGGCATTAGATTTCCTTCGCTTTGGACTGAATGGTGTCAGTCAGCACAGTTACATCAAGAGGAGTACTGTGCAAGACCGGCGTTGCGGGGTCTATTTTTCGCCCTTGGGAGGCTCAGTTTTGCCCGCTGGCGGCTCTTGAGCCTTCGCGGGGGGGTTGGGCTTCGGATCGTCTATGACGTCCTCAGGAGGCGCTTTGGCGAGGCCAAGCTTGATTAGTTCATCCTGGTTCTCAGGATTCCCGACAAAGTCGATGAATGCGCCGGGGTCGTTATGGAACCGGCGGCGCATGGCGGCGGGTAAAGTTTGAAACATTTCGTCCGCCTCGATCACGGCGTTCATGGATGCGTGATAGTCCTCAGGGGCATCGGTGAAATCACCGTATTGCCCTTCGAAGGTATTACGGTGTTCGAGGACACCGGTTTTCTCATATTTTTTCATGATTGTGTTGATGTCGCATTCCGGCGCCATCGATTGATGAGTGAGAGAAAGCTGATCGGAAACGAAAGGGACGCGTTCGTGAGCGTCGAAGGGTTTCCGTATGTGAGTTTTAGCCATGATTTTTCCTATTCGATTACGGGCAAATTTTTGCGATCGGTGAGACCCTGGAGCTTGCTTCTTGAGCCGCGACTTAGACCAGGGATTCGGTTGATGATGCCGGTAAAGACATCGGCGGGAGTGACACCTAAACGGTTGAGCCACCGGATAGTTTCACCGTAGCCAGTACGGTCAATCCGGGCCTCGATGTCAGCAGCAACAGCCTTGGCTTCGGTAATAGAGATTTGATTCCACAGTATCCGGCCCTCTTTGAGTTTGTTTTGAAATGTAGCAGCAGCAATTTGAGCGTTTTGGTTTTCGGTTTGTGTGCGTGCGTGCGTGAATTGTTGGTTGGTTGTTTCGGTATTTATTCGTTCGAGAGAGAGGGCAGAATTGGCGTTCGCCTGGTTTTGGTTTGCCTGTTCGGTTTGAAGCCTTTCGGTGTTGAGCATGGATTGAGAGTTCAGATTGTCGATTTCCGCCTTCAGGCGCTTTGCCTGGAGGGCGGAGGATATGTTTTGGCCGAGTCCTTCGGCGATATTTTTGGCAGGAATGCCGGAGCCGGCCGGAGTGGATGACCCGCCATAGCGGGACGAGAGAATAGGATTTAAGCCGGCGGCTTTGAGGTCAGCGACTTCGCGCTGGTGTGCAGTCGAAGACATCTGA